TGCTGATCTGCAAGTGCCCATTGTCGTTGAGGGTCCCTACCGCTTTCATGTCAATAGCCACCGTGGCGGCGAGGGTGCTCAGGTCAGGGACGGAGATTTCCCCCAAATACACCTGGGCCTGGGCGTCCTTCCCGTCCATGTACTGGTTTCCTTCGTAGGAGAAGTCCGTGACCTCATCTTCCCAAATGGTGACGTTGACGTCGCCGGCAGCCTCGATCGTTGCGTCGAGAATCGCGGTGTCCTGCGTCGAGAATGTGGTCGGAACTCGATAGCCGCCAGAGACAGCATCGTCTTCAATCCAACACCCACGGCCCTTGTAAGTCCATGGGCAGTAGTTTCGCGAGAAGCGGCGTCCTGGCAAGGTCACTTGGACCAGGTCGAGTCTGGACACAAGCCGGAATTGCACCGCCTCGGCCGTTGTGGTGACAGAATCGACCCAGTAGATGTCCTCGATCCGGGCCGCGGCCTCGTCGAGATGATCGCGGAACACCTGACGGATCGTGACCTTCCGGCCGCGCAAGCCATCGTACAGCTCGAGGTAGGCCTGAATCTCTCGCGAGACGTTGGCAATCGTGACCACCGGGCTGTCAACCTGGCCGGCCGTGTTGCTCGAGATGTTCGAGTGCGTAATCGGGAACGGCAGGTAGTCCTGGGCCGTATCAGTATCCTTGAAGAATGAGACAGTCTCAGTCTGGTCACAGAGGAACATGTCGTTCGCGTCGACACCATCGACACTGACCCGATAGAGGTAGATCGGCGTGTTCGTCGCGGCGTTCTTCGAGGCGATGAAATCACTGCTTGTATCGCGTGGCATTAGTTGACGACCTTGAACTCCCAGGAGAGGGAATAAGTGCCCTTGTCGTGTCTGTAGATAAACGTCTCAGGAACGAATCGCACGGTCACTGTAGCCCCGAGCGGATCTTCCCAGGTGAACGTTTCATAGGCGCCACTGCGGGCGTCATAGAAGGCAACGTATGTCTGAAGTTGAATTTGAGTCAGCCCCTGAACAGAGAACTTGTAGGCAATGATCGCGGCATCACTCTTGAGCCGCCTCTGCTCGCTTTGTCCCTCGAAAAGAGTGACCAGGACGTGAGCATCACGAACCGATTCGCAGGTCTCGTACTCGAGCGTAAAGACAGCCATTGGCTACCGCCCTTTCTTGATCGTCTGACGGAGCGGCCCGTTGTTCGCCTGGTTGTTCCGAATGATGTTGACGACCACGCCTTCGCCCGCGCGCGAAGCCATTGCGCCGGCCACGGCCTCAGTGGTCACGAGATTGTAGATGACCAAGTTCGCGTCCCCGGAAGAGGCCTTCGCTGTGTCCTGGCCAACGGCCGCCGCGCGATTCAGAATTGGCGCCTGAGCCATGCCACCCCCGACAGGCGACCCGAACGATCCGCTGTTTGCGGAAGCACCGCCTGTGAATATGCTACCAATCGCGCCTATTGCCGTTCCGAGCCATCCCGCGCCGCCCCCGCCGCCAGCCCCGTCCCGGTTTTTCCAAGCGAGTTTCATCTCGTCGACGATCATGTCGGCGATCATCCTCGACCAGGCGCGCTGAATGTCCCGGAACAGGTCCAACAAGTGGTCCCGGTAGTTCTTAGCGTCGGACAATGAGTTCTCGATGAACGACCCGAATGCCGATTCCATTGCCGAGGCAGCCTTCACGGCCGCCTGGTATCCGGCCTCGCCTGAGGTCTTGGCGCTTTGCGAAAACTCTTTCCAGCCGGCCTTGGCGCCCTCAAAGAACGAATCTCCCTGCTTTGCTGATTCCATCCACAGGTCTGTTTGCTCCTGCTGGACCCACCGGGAAACCATCGAGGCATCGACGCCCATCTCTCGCCACGCCTTGGCCTGTTCGTCTATTCTCTGCGTGCCGATAGTCAGATACTCGTTTGCGGAGTCCTGAAGATCCTGAACAATCGACCACTCTGCCTTGCGACGCTGATCCCGGAGTTTCTGTGCCGATTTCTCTGCGGCAATCCCAGAGGCAGCCGGGGCGGCTATGCTCGCACCGTAGACATCCGGCAAAGCGGCACTGGCGCCGCGCGCCTCTTGCAGGTAAGCCTCAAGTTCTGCCCGGGCCTTCTTGATCGGTGAGGTAAGGTCAAGGTTGATTTCAGCGCCGGCGACATCGGCCTTGATCTGGTCCTTGACCATGCCTCCGAGTTCAACAACATCTGCAGCAGCGCCCTGATAGAAGTCCTTCATGAAAGAACCGAAGTCCTTGAGTTTGGCGACGGCGCCCGCGAGATAGTCTGTTGTGTAGGCTTCCCGCTGAATGTCTCCGATTTCGGCGCCCCAATCGCGCATCTCTCCGCGACTGTCCTCGAAGATGCCCTTGATATTTCCAGCGATCTCGGCTCTCGACTGGGCGCTGAATAGGTTTTTGGGGTTCAGATACCGGGCGGCCTCAAGGCTCACGTCCTTGACCCTGCCCATTCCAGAGACAAGGCCGTCGACCATGCGCTCAAAGTAGAGGCCAACCGCTTTCACGAAGAAGACGAATGTCCCGATCATGGCGTTGACCATCGCCTGCCAGTTCTGCACAAGCCAGTCGACGCTCGCACCAATCGCCATGAATGCCCCGTGGAAACTCTCAGACAGTATCCGCCCGAGTTCCACCGTGGATTCGCGCATCCCGTTGAAGTTCTGATTCCATGCCGCGCGAAGCGTATAGGTCAGGCCGGCCAGGGCCACCAAAGGGTTCAAGAGCAGCTTCTTCAGGCCGCTTCCAGCCAACATCGCGCTTGAAAACGCGGCTCGCCCCATAAGAGCAAACCCACTAACAAGATTCGGTAGAAGGAAGGCGGCGCCCCCCAGGGCCGTCGTCATTGTTCCAACCTGCGCAACGGCCAGAACGAGTGTTCGCGCGAGTTCCTCGTTATTGCGGACCCATGCGACCCCCGCCTTGAGATAGATATTGATCTCGCCCACAAGGTCGGTCACGCCTGGAATCAGAAAGTTGCCGATCTCAATCCCAAGCGTTTTCGCTTGGCCCTGGAGTCGGCGCCACTGGTTCGTCAGGGAGTCAGAGGTTCTTTCGAGGTCGCCCTGGGCGATCTTGGTTTGTTCTATAATGACCTGATAGCGGGCATAGACCTTCTGGAGTTGTGTCATCTCCTCGCCCTGCTTGATGAATCCATTTGTGAGCGCCCAGGTCTTGACCGTGTTCTCATCAACAGTAATGCCGAGACGACGCAAGGGCTCGATTTCGCCAGAAATCCCGCTCTGTAGCTTCTGGAAGGCGTCTGAGTTCGACATGTTGTAGAATGAGGCCATGTCGTATGTCAGTTGCGTCAGACCGCGCGACATGCCATATGCGCTATCCTCGGCCATGCCCATGCTCTTGAACATGACGTTGAAAGTTCCAGCCATGCGCCGCACCTCGTAGGCATTGACGCCGAGCGCTTCCTGAAACTCTTCAGACCACGCTCTTGTTGCGTCGGCCATGTTACCCATCGAAACGACGAAGAGGTTCTCTGACTCTTCTGCGTCGGCCGCCAATTTGATCATCAGCAAGCCAGTGCCCTTGATGGCCATCCCGACGGCCAGCATGGCAGCCCCGACCCGGCGCACGTCGGCGGACACGGCCCTCATGCGATCGCCAAAAGAGCGAGCCTGATCACCGGAGCGACGAATCCCAGCGGTAAACTCACGCGTGTCGAGTTTCAATTCGGAGACAATTGCGCCAACGTTGAACGGCATCGGTCATCCCTTCGGTGAAGCATCGCGAGAGCGAATCGCCTTATAGAACTTGCTCCGGCGATGTTCGATCATCTGCTCTTCGGTCCAACACTCTCGAATTGCGACGATCGACTCTCGGATCTTCCCCATTGCCCTCTTGCACTCTTTCGGGTCTTGGGCCATCGAGACGGCGCTTGCCATATCCATTACCCTCTCGAGGCGCACCGCTTCAGCCCAAGCCAGCCAGTTGTGCACATCCGGTTGACCCATCCGTTTGAGTTCAGCAAACCGGAAGAGCCCCGGAAACGCCGCAGCAACTCGGGCTATTCGCTCGCTGCGGCGTCTGACTTTTTTGCCACGCTTCCGCCACTCTGCTCGATGATGGCGGTCTGTACAAACCGGCAAGCAAAACTCACATGCCTGCTGTCATACTTCTTGAGCGCTTCGGCGTCGACGCCCAGCATGACCGCAAGCAGTCGACGCGGGGTGCTCATGCCGGAATCTTCTTCTTTGGCAATCTTGTCGACTTCGGACAGCATGTCCTCTGTTACCTCTGGCACAACATAGGCCTCGTCTCCGAGAGTGACCTTGATCGGCTCGAACTGGCTCGTTTCGTTGCAGTTGAGTTCAGGCATCTTGCTTCTCCTTCACTGAGAATGGGCCGGGCGTGACGGTTCAGGCCCGCCCGGCAGGGATGGTGACCACGGGTTAGGCGGTCTCTCCGTAGCCGACGGCCCAAAGGTCGCCGACCTCATAGGTTTCACCGGACGGAACGGTGATGACTTTGTAGGCGCGAAACGTCACGGCATAGCCGCGATCGGTTGCGGCATCGAACACGATGTCCTGGTTCGGGATCGGAGCGCAGACGAAGATGGTGATCCACTTCGTTGCGTCGACTGTCGCAACACCGCTCACGATTGGCTTGATGACGAGCGTGCCCGCGATTGACCGGGCGTCGAGTCCGACCGCATTTGCGATCATCAACTCATTGCCGTCGACGCTGGCATTCGGATAGCAGGCCGCCATTTGAGCAACCGTGCTCTCGGTAAACTCGATCGTCACTTCGACGCCCGAGCCGGTGAAGGTTTCATTCTCTGCCTTCGTGCCGCCCTTTGCGGTGAAGTGGCCGGCGACATCTTCGCTCGGCTTGACATGTACGTTGTGATTCTCGCCCAGATCCACGTCGTCAAGATAGACGGCGCAGGGACCCAGGTCGCCGAAGGGTGCAGACATGTTGGTCCTTCCTTTCTGTAGTGTGGCCGCCAGGCCCAGACTCTATGTTCGTCACGCGATCTGATATCGCGCGATGAAGTTCGTGCTGAATTCGTGCCGCCCCTTTTCGTCTTGGCCGATCCATGCCGGCGCTTGCGTTGGCTCGAAGGCGTTGACCTTATAAGCCGGCCCAGAGTCGACCTCGGGCAACGTGACCGCGAAGCGCGTGTTGAAGAGCGCGTCGTGGACCTCATAGGCAAGATCGCGAGCGGCATCATAGGAAAGCGCGCGCGAACGCACCATGAAGCGAAACGTACCGCGATCGTCGACCCGCACGTCCCTCTGGCCACCGGTCTCGAAGATGGCCACGGCGCTGTCCTGACTGCCCTGAGGGAAGAACCCGGCGAACAGGTCGGTGCCGATCGTCAGGGTCGTCTCGGATGCGATATGGGCCACCAATTCGCGAATCATCCCATTTCCCCCCTCAGGTGGTCTGCGACGATTGCCATGTATTCCTTGGCGTGCCGTTCAAGTTTGCTCTCGAGATACTTCCCGCCGGAGCCCGGCTCGATGAAATTGAACTCCGGGTGTTCGTGCAGGTGCGCCGCATAGACCGTGTTGAAGGCGATCACTGCGACCATCTCGCGCGAAGCCAATGGGGCAAGCAGGGCATCTCGACACGGGGTCCCTGGAACCGGCGCCATGCCTTCCGAAGTCATCACCAGGCGCCCTTGGACGTGAACACTACCTGACCCGCGCAATGTGCCTTCATCGAGCGGGACCGTCGGCGATTCCATCATCGCGTCGTTGATCAACTGCATTCCGGCGGCCGCGAGACCCTTCTCGAGCGCCTCGGGCACGGCCGACTTGATCAGGCGTTGAAGACCCCTGTCGAAGTTCGTGGTATTGACGGTGAACTCGGCCATCAGTTGACGCTCACCTCCCAGGCCACGGTGCCGAAGTCTTGCGATCTCTCGACCGATAGAATCGCGTGACTCCGACCGTCGAACGTGATTCGAGCCAGTGGGCTCGGCCGGTCCTTGAGAAGAACGGAAGCGGCCGCCACGACCTGTTCGCCGCGATCGTTTCGAACGACCTTATTCTTGAACTTGATCCGGCCCTTGACGGTCTCAGCAGCGGTGCCCGTGTTCTCGCCCCACCTGTCAACGCCAGAGGGGGTCTCGATGGTCACGGTGTCTGTCAGATACGCGGAAATCATGCGATCGCCTCCTGATAGGCCTCGAGCGAATCGATCTCGGCCGTGCGGTTGCGACTGAGTTTCGAGACGTCGTCATACATGCCGCGCGACTTCAGAGCCTGTGCTGTGATGGGCGTAAGAACATGACAGCAGTGAGGATGAAAAGGCGGCCGCGCGCTCAAATGCGGGAAGTCCGGGTTCGCCCCGCTGATCGAGAACACCCGGCCAGCGTATTCAGGGCAAACGTCTCCGGGCCGGTTGACGTGCGCGTGTGCGCTCACCTGGACCAGATCGTTGCCGTACTGAAGGCATGTGTTGATAGTGCCCAGAGTCGCGGCCTCGCGCGTCCTGGTGCGAGCCACAAGGGCAGCGTAGTGGTCGGGCCGATAGTGACGCCCGTTGATCAGGATGAATTGCTCCCCCGCCATGCGCTTGCGAAGAGCCGCGAGGATAACGTCCGAGGTCTGCTTGCGCGTGGCACCCTCGATCACGCCGGCCGCGATCATCTTCGAGATCTCGCGTTCCTCGAGAAGCGTCTGTTGCGTTCGACGAATGAAGTTGCGAAAGACTCGGCGCATCGACTGGTTTGCATTGAGTAGGTCGATCGTCATGTCGTCAACCAGCACGTCGACAGCCGTCTTGTGGATCGTGGCACCGAAGTCGACCGTGTCCGTGACGCCCAGAATCCGCAGACGCTTCTCGGCAAGACTCACGCCGCGCTTGTAGGACTCGAGGCCGGCCTCTTTGGCCCAGGTCCGGGCCCCCTTGTTGAGGAAGGCCAGTTCTGCGTTGATCTGCTTCAGAACCTCTTCGGTGCGCCACCGCTCGAAAGCGGTCAAGTCGATCTTTGCCAGCCGCGTGACAAGGCTTCTCTGGCGTGAGCGGTAGAGTTGCTCGATCTGAGTAGTCAACGCCTCGACGTAAATCTTGGCGCGCGCTCCGGCGAGAATGAGTCCGTCATCAGGCATTAGGGGTGCTCCACGACTTTAAGTTCTGATTCAATCCGGTCCAAGGACCTCTCGATACGAGGCAGGGCGTCAATAGCGGTCTCGACTCGATCCACCCGGTGCTCGAGGGCTCGAACATCGGACTGAGTCGTTGTCCGATCGCGTGTCGAATCAAATGCGAATCCGAGAGCGGCACCAGCGGCAAGAAACACTGCGCACCAGACAATGCCAAAGGCCCAGCGTCCACCAGACCTGCGGCCAGCCCAGCAATCGTCTCTTATGGTCTCGCATTTCGAGGTTGTCACGTATTCGGCAGCCATACCGTTCAGAATCCCCTCATTTGAGCCAGTCGAACTGGCCATCGGTTGTCGATCTGTAGTCCGTAAGCATTGCCCTGGCAATCGGCGCAAGGGCTATTTCGTCACCCACGCCGGCCTTGTAGGTTTCCTGAACGATTCCAGCCTGGGTCACGCCTTGGGCCTGCAACCCTTGGCGCCGGTCTATCCCAGACCCGTGTATGAGCAGAAAGAGCGCCTGTTCGCAGACCGCATTCATCTGCGCATCGGCCGCGACTTCTCCTGACGACAGGGCGGTGAAGGTGAAGTCCGGGCAGGCCTCGATCTGGTCCTGTGCGGTGCGCAAGGCGGCCGCTTTCGCGGTCCCAGACGCCCAGAACTCGGACGCCCCGAGGCGCGTCGCAAAGTAGGTATCTGCTTCGTCTTCGGTCAGCCAAAGGTCACTCATCATCCGCACCTTTCTTTGCCCGTTTCTTTGCCTTCTTCTGCCAGCGATTCCATGCCGACGCCAAGTCTGGAAGAACGATAGCCATAAATACCCCGCTGCGAGCAACTATCTCTCCAAATTGAGTATGGTCCATGACGAACAAGAACCCGGCCAAATCCCTGGCTACGTCCACAGATGGAACCCAACGTTGATTGGCTATTGTAGCCTCAAACTCCAACGCTTCATGCAGTAGGCTTCCGACAACCCGCGACCAGTTTGTTTCGTCGGCGCCAATCCAGATAACTGGTGTCGAGTCATTCGTTGGGCGATTTGCGAAGGCTGCCCCATAACCTTCTCTTAAACGCACTTCAACATTCACCGGCTGAAGGGCATAGACACCAACTTTACGATCTTTCATGTCCTACTCCTTGTCGCGTCGGTCGAACTCACCAGCGGCCACCGTTAGGCATATGCCAGTGATGGCAAGCGCCGTGAGAATGATCCCGATTACGATGCCGATGATGATGACCGTGATGCTCATAGCGGTCCGCCCTTCCGCGCCGTCAGCATTGTGCGGTTGTGCTGAATCTCGGGCTTCCCGTGCGTCCAGTGCGACGTGATGACAAGCCCAGCCGCCCGAATGGCATCGAGCAACCATTCCTCTGGCATAATGGTCTGTCCGCCGCAGTCCACCCACTGCGATCCAGTCGTCGTGCGGCATTCAATAGCAACCTGGTCGACGCCAAGGATGACAGACAGGACACCCTTGATGGTCGCCTCGGGCCAGTAGTGCAAGAGGCCCATACAGAAGACCGTGTGCTCGGGCGTGATGAATCCCGGCTTGCGGATTTGCTCTCGGGCGTCGCATTCGATAAAGTCGACAGCCTTAGTCCCGAGGGCATAGGCAACCTCATACGCGGCGTCGAATGCCTCTTTCCGCAACTCAAGACCCCAAACCAACTCCGCTCCGAACTGTTCGGCCCGGACAGCGCTGAAACCCATCTGTGTGCCGATATCGACAACCTGGGCGCCCGTGAGCGCCAACCCGTGTTCGATGTAGGGCCATTTTTGATTGTCGCACGCCTTCACCCATTCAAAATCTCGCTGATTCGGCGCATGTTTACGCCAGAGCGGGCCGCGCGACGAAAACACCTTGTCGCAACCATTGCCACAGATTACCTCGATCGTCTTATCACCGCGTTCCTTGGCGACCGCCCAGCGATGAGTTCCGTCCTCAAACCGATCACGGTTGATGCAGAAATAAAGTGGCCGAACGACCGTGCCCGACTGGCCGGCTTCGACATGACGAGAGAAATCCGCCTTGCCGATTTCGTTGCGTCGGAGATGATCGATATACGGCTGAAATGCTTCAAACGCCTCATGGTCAATTGGGACGGTCAAACGAAGGCCGGGATGGATGTTGTCTCCGAGAATGCTCATTTCGTGACCTCCTTCGCGTCGCTTGGCGCCCACGTCGCGAACCAGAAAATCCCGAGTCGCTCGATAGCGAGGGAGCCATGGCGCGGGAAAACAGCGCGGAGAGTCTTTTCGGTGAATAGATGTAGGTGGCCAGGGTCATTCACCGCGACGGCCGGCGTTGTGACAACGAGTCGTTGTTTCGCACACCGGGCCAAGGCCTCGAGTAGGGGCATCGGATCTTCCACATGCTCAATGACCTCAGAGCAAATAATCCCGTCGGCTTTCCCGACAGAACCGATGTCAGTAGCCGTCTCAGTGAAAACGAAGTCAACCCCATTCGGCTCCCCCGGATGCCTCATCAACGGGAAGTTATCCTTGGCGCCCAGGACTGCGGTCTGCGAAAAGTCGATTCCGATCCAGCGGCCAGGAACACGAGTAGCGAGCTCGACGGTCGAGTGACCCGTAGCGCAGCCGACATCCCAGAACGTCGTTCCGTTTGGCATCCTCTCGGCCAGCCTGTTGAAGCGTTGCTGGTGTTTGGGCCGTTTCAGATTTCGCCAAACCTTATGCGAGACCCAATGCTCTGTGATGTAGGCTTCAGCGTCCATCGAATCCATCTTCATTGGCGTAGTGGGCTGCAAACATCTCGGCATAGAAGCGAGCGCGCGTCTCGCGCATGTCGCCGGCTTGCCTGTACATCGCGCTTTGGTCCTGGCAACACGGCAAGTCCTGATAGTGCGTCGTCGGCACGACGTGTTTCGGGACGCGTGGGAACTGCTTCATCTGCCACCAGAGATCGTCGCAGTTGCGATGCAATCCGCACACGTCGAAACCGAAGAGGGACCTGGGCGCCATGACACAAACACCAGCGAAGCCAACCGGCTCTGGACGCTCGACTTCTCGGGCACGGAAATACTGGGTTTGGGTGTTGTAACAAGGACCGGAAAAGCGGCGGCCGATTGTTCCAACGATGCCCCCACCCGCCGCGATCCAACCTTTGACCATGTCGTCAAGAAAGCCGATCTCAGGCATGAAATCGTCATCGGCCAAGACGACCAAGTCCCCATCGGTCAACGGCGCGAAGGAGTAGTCCATCCCGTTCCCGAGATCGCGCGGCATGTTGAAGACGATCGCGCGTCCATCGTGAGCGAACGGCTTGCCCGCATTTAAGAGCCAGATCTGATCGGCCGGCTGACGGTCCCAGGCATCGAGAACAAGCCCGAGGGTTGAGCGTCGGCCCGGGTGATAGGTCGTGATAATGACGCTGATTGTGCGCTGGTCGATCATAAGGTCACCCCCAAGTTGCGACGGTCAAGGCGCGCGGCCCCAGCAGGCCCCAGCGCATCCGACGAAACGCCGGTAGAACCCCCGAAGGAGGGGCAAGGGTCCAGGCGCGCCCGACCGCCGCTATCGGCCGCAGTGCGCATGAGCGCGTCGCCGGGGCAGGGGCGATTGGGGAGGCGGCCGAGAATCATGTGTCAAACTCCTGGTAGTCCTGGTCTGTGACTCCGAACGATTTCATCGTGCGACGAATTACCACTGGATCGACGGCGAGAAGATGCCCGTCGGCGAAGCGCTGCGCAATGTAAGCCGGGGTGTAAATCTGGAAGTGCCTGTTGCGCCGAATATCGCTGATATTCTGTCGATGCTTCATCACGCAGACCCGGCCGGCTGGCAGTTCGATTGCGCTCGCGTTTCCGGCCCCACTCTTGCCGTGCGTCGTAAAGTGCAGGGCCTCGAACTTGGCTTGACGCGAGAAGACTCGCTGCGGAAAAACATGGGTGTAGAAGGGGGGCGAGACGCGATTGTGAAACCCGATGATTTCGTTGTTCCGGTCCCACTGAAGATTCTTGCGGAAGATTAGGGTCGACCGGTCCGCGTTACGCTTAATCGCCTGTGGGGTTGTCCTGGCAACCTCGCGTATCGCGCGATCATGAAACAAGTCGTCCGAATCAAGTCTGGTCAGGGCCACGAAATCAACGCCTTGGTCGGCCAACGCGGCCAAGCCGGTGCGACCCTTGTCATAGACCACGGTGACGCGAGGATGCC